GTAGAGTTAATTAAGATAATGTTGCTAGTTACGTTTTTTAAGACCGCCCTTGGAGTAAATTTTACTTGGCCAGCAATAGGATTACCAGCAATGTCTAAATAAGTACCTGTAACTGTAATAGTAGTTAGGTTTACTGGTAAAGGCATTACAACTCCTAACTAAAGAAAAATAAACCAGCGATTTCTGCCTGAGATGTATCAGGCGTACTCCATTTAACTCCGCCTGTTTCATTTGAATCGGCTGTGAGCACCGTGTTATTTGCTCCAACTGAAAGTTTGCCTACTGTGTTGTCGGCTGTGGCGACGAACATATCGCCCTTGCTATCGACAAGTACTTGAGGAACTGGGTACTGAATAATCGAAATTGCCATGGCTAGACTCCTTGCCTAATTACTCCAACTGCTTGAGTACTTGAAGCCACAACTCCATACAAAGCCTCGCCTACTTGTAGGTCAATGGCAAAAGCCGTTCCTGCTTGTAATAGAAAACCGTATGAAGTAGTAGTTACGCCTGCTCCGCCAATATAAACATTTACACCAGTTGTTGGGTTCTGTACTAAAACTGTTTGTCCATCTCGTCCTGCGTCTGCGGCAGACAATAAAGTTGCCGTGGTTGTCACCGTGACTTGTGCATGTGCGAGTGCCATAAAACTCCTTAGATAGAAGGGTGGCTATTACTAACCACCCCTCTAAGTTTACTTAATGTCTAAGTCTTTTTCTTGTTTTGACTTAGCCTTTTTGATTTCTTCTTTGGCAGTACTTATTGGTTCGTCCGTAACGAACTCAATGTAGCGGTTATTTTTCAATGATGCCGCCGTGCGCCAACTTGTTACGTCTAAAACTGTGCCCGGTTCAATAATCTTGCCGTCAACAGTCATTCTCTTAAGAATTTTGGCTTTCATCTTATGCAGTGGTATCAATCCACATATAAGACCAAGTTAATTCTCCATCATTTATAGACCCGCCTGTTGGATTGTATAGATAAACTGTTACTGTGTCGGCTGCAGTTACTCTTGCACCTACAAATAACAAGTCATCATTCAAAGTTGCTGGCGGATTCATAATGATAATGTCGGTTGTAGCCGCACCAGTTAAGGTGAAGGTTACAGTTCCTCGAGATACGGTGCTAATAGAACCTGGGTCTAACGCTACAGTTCCAAACTCCATACCATAAACAGTGTCATTGCTTCCAACTTGCAAAGCGCCTACAGCAACTTCACCTCGTGAAATTCGATTTACTTGTGGCATTTATTTTTCCTTTTCTAATAAAAGAGGGAGAGCCATTACAGACCCTCCCTCTTTGTTGAACTTAATTAAGCAACGATTGATGACCAGAAGTAACCGAGGTCTGAACCGATTACCTTGTTGTCAAACGCCATTTCAGCCTCAACACGCTCAGCCTTTAGTGATTCCATACGGAATGAACTTACGCCGATTGTGGAGCCGATACCACCTGATACACCTGTCCATGAGAAGGTATAACCTGCTGATGGAGTTAGCAATCCTGGGCTTGGAGCAACGTGTGTTAGTAGTGCGCCCTTGCCATAAGCAAAGCCATACGCTCCTGCTGCACCTTCGTTGTTTGTAGCCTTGACTGCCTTAGCAACAAGTACTCTTGGGATATCAAACATAGCAGCAATCATGTCTGCTGTAATTGTTTGAGAACTTGTGTACTTGATACGGTCGACTAGGTCTGGGTGATTCTTCAACTGACTCTTCGATGTCGTTGATTGGGTCTGAAGATGTGTAATCAGACCATTGCTTTGTTTGTCCTGAAGATGGAGCACCTGAGACACCAGTAATGTCTGTTCCCCATACGCCAGTTGTAAAGAAATCGCTTACGAACTGTAGTTCACGGCGAAGTAATAGGCGGTGAGTTACGAACTCAGTTGCCTCTGAAAGTGGATTCAAAGGAGCATCTGCGTTAGCAACTGTTTGGTCGCCCACATCTTTGTGGAAAGCCCATACATCTGCAGCGTATGTGCCAGTGGTTAGGTTGTAACCTGAACCTGCTGACTCAGTAGCATCTGCACGGCGTTGAGCCTCATCACGGAACCAGTCGTTCTTTGTATAAACAAAGTACTTATCTGATTTCTTATCTACTGGGACTACTGGGAATACTTTGTCCGCAATAAAGTTTTCTTGTTTTTGTAGGTAAGCAACTGAGATGTTAGTCAAAATCGCATCTACGTGAACGGAGTTTATATTTGGCTGTGGCATTTGTTATTCCCCCTTATGCCGCTCTGCCTGGGTTTGCACAGTTAACAACTGCAGTTACGATGTCGCCATCAGCACCTGACTCTGTTAGTAGTGTTCCCACGACATATTTGGTTGTGTCAGTTCCTGCAACTAAAGCCACGGCCTTACCTGTTGAACCTGTTCCGACTAGTGCGCCTTCGCCGATAGCGGCTCCAGCAACAATCTTTGTTCCACCGACAACAAGAACTTCTGCTTCTTGTCCTGCGGTTGGAGCATTTTGTAGTACGCCAATTGGAATATCAGTTGCGGCTGCTGCTGCGGCTGCTTCTCCTGATGAATTCAACTTGACGAAAGTGTATTGCTTACTTGAAAGGTCTGCTGCTGCTACGAGAGTGACCTTTACAGAGTAATTACTAATTTCGTATGCCATGTTTTAGGCACCCTTCTCGCTTAGATATTGTTGATAGAGGTCAGGATTTGACTTAACAGCATTAGCAAATGCTTGCTCGAAAGTCATTCCTGTTTTGGTTTCAGTCAAAGACTTAGCCAATGAAGTTAATTGAGTGTAAGCATCTCCAGTTGTTGGATTTGCGCTCTTACCGATTTCAGCAAAAATGTTTGCTGATTCTGCTTGAGCGTTAACTGAGTTAAGTGCTTCCTCAACTGACTTTGCCAACTCTTCGTTTATTTCTGCTAACTGACGAAGTGCTGGACCAACCTTTTCTGCATCAAGGCCTAGGTATTTCCAAGCCTTTGCTTTCTCAATTGCTTCGCTGTTAGCGCGAGCAACTCTTTCTGCCTTTAGAATTTCTTCTGCGGCATTAGCACGAGCGGTTGCCTCTTGTGCTGACTTCTCCAAATCTTCCAACATCTTGCGAAGTGGCTCTGGAGCCTCTTTTACTAATGAAGCAGTATCTGCTACTACTTCTTCGTCCTCTGACTTCTTAAGTTTTTTATTAGCCATTGCTAACTCGTCCTCAAGCATTTTGATTTTATTCATCATTTCGTCATAGGACATTTGTCCTTTAGCCTTATCTACTTCTTCTGTAGATATAACTTCAGGAGTTGTTTCCACGTTATTTTGTTCAGACATGGCTTCCTCCTCAGTCCCTTTGCGGAACTCATTTGAGTTATCGTTTTGATTATTTAGGTCTGAAAGAAGGTCGTCCACGCCAGTTAAATTCTCTGACTTGATGACTAACCAACCTTCATGAAGGTGAGCAGGATGGTCAACGCCACTAGTCTCCTCGATATTGAGGGCAACCATTTTGCGGGCTTTGGTCATTTTGCTCCTTGTCATCATAGATAGTTCTATGTTTCGTAAGGCTATCTATTGATAATTAAATAGTAGCATACGGTTGGCTTTAGTTTAGCGAGTAGTAGCCTTGATTTTAAGCGGGAGAATTATTGTTGAGGCGTGTTGCGAGTATTGAAAGCAAGGGTCTTTTTTACATAGCAATCATTGCAAATAATTTGGGGCCCCCATGGCTGACCGCCGAACTTAGGGTTGAAAATACGCCCGCAAAAAGGACACTCTTTGGCCTTAGCCATTACTCACCTTACTGGACCGCCAACCACCCAAGCGTCGCAGGTTCTTTTACTAGCGCACTTGAAATCGAAAGACTCGCAATAGCCGAGTTGTCCTGCCCTAGCGGTATCCCAAGCATTCTCCATTGAATCGCCAGCCGCTAAGCCTTCACGGATACAGTTCATCATTTTAGGTGTTTGTATAAAAACTGCGCAATTACCGCATCGAGATTTTTTGGCCTCTTCAATACTTACATCCCATTTTTCGGCCTTCTTCTCCCAAAAATCAGTATTAGGTTCATTTGGATTAAGAGGACCGTAAGCGGCTTTATCAATTGCGTCTTGACGATTTTCTAAATTCTTTTCGATATCTTGCGTAGCAACAGGACAACCTTCTGCTTTATTAACTGCGAACTTAGTTAAGTTAAGCATTATTCCTCTTCTGAATTACGCAATGGAAAGGTGGCTATCCATAGTATCAACGAACCGATAATAGCATAACCCACGACTGTTTTTGCCGAACCATCTAAGACTACCCAAGCCACAAACATACCGAGTAAAGTCCATATCTGATTAGCAATATCAGAGAACCATTTTTTCATTACACCCTCCTTCTATAAGAAACGCTACCTGCTAAAGCGGCAGAAGTAGCAGACTGAACGGCTATACCACCAACGATAACTGCGGCAACGATTGTTTTTTCTGACTCTTCTCTTTCTTCCTCAGACATGTCAGCGCCAATACTTGTAAGTGCTAGAAACGCCTGAGCAGGGTCATCAAAAATAGTTGTAAGTAATTCTACTGGATTATCAAGAACTAAAAGGGCTGCGGCGACCTCAGCAGTAATAACTACCGCATTTCCGTTTTCATCTTGGCGCACTTCGACTGGCGTAGCGGCTGGCAAATCTTCGTAAGTAAGCCCTGCCTCAATGATAGTTTCAGTAGTAATTGGCTCACCTTGAGAGGCTTCAATTAAGGCCTCCGCCACTTCTTGTCTATCCTCTGTACTCAAAGTTCCGTCAGCAGTAAGTTCAGCAACTAAATTATCCACTTCTTCTTCTGTTATCGGTTCTTGGCTTTCTTCAATCGTGATGGTAGGCTCATCAGCAGTTTCTTCGACAGGAGTATCTAATGGTTCTTCCAACGGACTTTCTTGCACTTCTTCTAGTATCGGCAGTTCTTGTATTTCTTCTAATATCGGCTCGTCGGGCAAAACAGATTCCTCGACAATTGCAGGTTCTTCTATGGGTGGTTCAGGCACTTGTTCTTGTGTCGTGGGCAATGGCACTTGGTTTGTATTTGACTCAATAACTACTGGCGGCTGAATAGGTTGCGGATTTGGAGTAATAGATGCAGGCGTTGATGGACTTGATTCTATTTCTATGGGCTGTGATGGAGCAGGAGTTGTTGCTGTTGTCGTTTCTGATGGCGCTGTCGTAGCCGTACTGCCATCAACTGAGGCTGGATTATTTGTAGCCGTGCTCGTATCATTGTTTTGCGCCGTAGAAGTATCAGGTAAGTTAATTAAGTTACTACTTAAAGTATAAGTTCCGATAGGCCTTTGACCTGCTACTACATAATCATAAGATGTCGCCCTTATTGTGTAAGTGTCGGGCTGTAATACTCCGCTTAGGGCAGAGGCATAATAATTAGTTTGTGAATTATGATTACTGTCGTCATCTTGGGCGATTACTGTTCCGCTTTCAGACGGAAGGCCTTGATATAAAGTCAGCCAACTATCTACCCAAGCCACTCGCTCTACAGTTTGAGAATCAACTATCTCTGTCCTTGGCCCTGTTGTTGTCGTAATTGTGTAAGCCGTAGTTGTATCTACAACCACTACTGTATCGACATAAGGTATTTCAGGAGTAAGGGTAATAGTTACTTCATCGGCAAATGCAGCGACTGGGGTTACAACTAACCAGCCGACTATAAATGCAATTCCATGAAAATTGTAAAACTTGCGCAATTAAGCACCCCATAAGTTATTCCTAGTAACTTATAGTTATTATCTCATACAGGTATTACTTAATAAGGTTAGAACTACTTACTTAGTTTCCTTTGATTGCAACATTCCATTTATTAAACCTACTGCTCTGGCAGTTTCTAACAAAAAACCGTCGTTTGGCATTTTGCCTTCATTGATAGCCTTATCCGTCATATCAATCCAACTATTTGCTGCGTTAAAAAGTTTGTCGTCTTTGCTTTGGGCTTGACCTTGCTTCCACCCATCTACATAAGCAGCGTTACTTTCTTTTCTATCTAACCTGTTGAATAACGCTTCATCTAATTTATATTTACCTGTTGGGCGAAACGGCATGGTAGTTGGTGTTGGAGTTGTTGTGCTTGCCCCGCTTCCACTGCCACCTGTGCCCTTACCTCTAGAGCCAGCGTGCGTCTTTTGATTATGGCTACCATGTTTATTAACTATATTTTTTTTTAGGACACTCTCATCTAATTGGTCATCATACTCTTGTAGAGTCGATTTCACGCTACTGATTTCAGAAATTAAATCACTAAAACGAGTCGGTGAGTTACGCAACTCTTCTAAGGCAGAGTCTAAATCATTCACGGCTCCAACTACATCTTTGCGGTGTTGGTCGAATAAACTCATATTATCTACAGGCCTGCTAGCATCACTCACTCGGATATTGGCTGACTTTACATTACTTTGTGCCGCAACAAGCATATCCATGCGCTCTTTCATTTTGCCTTGGGCGTCGCCTGTTGCTTCTTCTATTTCATCTAACAACTCTACTTTAGCATTTTCGAAACTTTCATCAATGTCAAATAATTTTTCTTCCAAATCTTCCATTAAAGCGTCGTTGTAGCCTGCGTCAGCAAATCGTTCAGCATCATTCGGTTTAGTTTCTGCCGCACCGCCACCGCCTTTGCCTCTAGAGCCAGCATGAGTCTTTTGATTGTGGCTTCCGTGCTTAAAGAAGTCAAACTCTATAGATTTACGGAGAGCAGACATTTTGTGTCCGACTTGTGTATCTGTTGGCTTACCATCTCTGTATAACTGAATTAAAACTGCTGGATTATCTTTTTCGCCTTTAATCTTAAACTTAGAGTTAGGAATATCTAAAGTGCCATAATCCATAACATGAACTACTTTACCTTCAGCCTTACCGCCTGATGAGTTCCATGAAACCATGTCTCCTTCTTTTAAGGAGCGGGCTTTATTAACTGCGCTGTTATAGAGAAACACTTACTTACGCTTTTTCTGTTTTAGGAATTTGTATAACAACATTGGACTCAGATACAGCAAAAGAGCAAGGACACTCGCCCGAACAGCAGGACGATTGCGGTATGAATCTAGAATCTTTCTCATCCATTGCGCTTCTTTCGTTTAGATGGTTTCATTATAGTGTCAACATGAACTGAATTTACGCTAGGTGAAGATAACTCAACCTCAATCTCTTCAGGCTCAGGTAAGTCCGCACTTATTCTCTGCGCTTTACCACCTATGGAATAACCTCTAAGTTTGCCTGCCTTAACTAAGTCCCAAGCCCAATCTTTCCATTGAACTCCCATAAAAACTGTATTGGCTGGATAAGTAACATTGCTGCTTGTACCATCTGCCTTCATCATAGGAACGCTTAACTCATAAGGGAAAGTCATTACCTCTAACCACTCACCAGCAACAACATCTCGGTTATGTTGTAAGCGAATTCTTCTATCTCCTGACTTTACATACTCCCATACAGCGGCTTGCAATTCATCTGAATCAGTCCATTCAGAGTGAGCGTCTGCTTTGTTTGGAATATAAAGTGGCCCTAAAGTAAATTTTCTCTCGTCGGCTTTCATAAACGGCTCTTCATAAGATAAAGACTTCTCAGCCCGATTGATAATTCCGCTCACCCAACCTTTTGCGGCATCTCCGCCCCAAGCGTCCCAAGCAACTCTGCCAGCAGAAGGAAAGCCATCTTCTCCCTGAGTAAATCCTTTGCCAGCCTTATCACTTTCATGGCGGGCTAAAAATGAGTTCATTCTTCTTATCGTCCTTAAACTAATAGGACGGCGAGCGGCTAATTGTGCGGCTCGTGCTCTACCTACATCAGTAAATCCACCGCCAGCGTGTCCTTCTCTTATCCAAGCCAAGGCTCGTTTCGCATTTCGAGCAACTGATGAAGGCGGGATAAATGTATCTGAATCTGCGGCCTTTTCTACTTCTTCTTCTAAAGGCTCGACTAAGGTAGTTACACCATCACCAGTAAGTCCAAAGGCAATTTTGAATAAATCTGTTTCGCCTTCTTCCCACTCATCTAAATACTTTTCAACTAAATCTTCTTCACCTTCAAATAATTCTTCTAAATCAATACCATCAAAAATTAACTCAGTATCTAGCACAACTGCTTTGTTGAATATCTCATCTTTACTGAAATCTAGACCTCGCTTAGTCAATTCGGCTGTTATGTAGTGGTGTGTGACTAGCGAGGCTGAACTAAGTTCCTCATTGTTTAATTTTTCAACAAGGGCTAGTAATTGCTCCGCAGACGCACTTTTCACTGCGTCAGGGACATTGGCGTATAAGGCTCTTACATGACGAGCGGCTTTAGCCTTGCTTTGGTGGCAGGCAACTACCTCACCTGATTCAGGTTTAATAACGGCATAGCCGTCGCAACCCTCAGCATTGTCAGAAACTTTATATGGCATGGACTTAGTTTACCCCTTAATTGGCTTCTTAAAGGCTCTACGCCTCATTAACTCTTTTAGAGCCTCAGGATTATCAGCCGCAAGCATCTCCATTAAGACCTGTTCAGGCATAGTTTCATAATTTAACTTGGTGCAGGTATTAAGTATTGGTGTTACTTCTTCCATGGTTTATCCCATCCAAATGTTTCGGCCATTTTATTAACTAGAGGGTTCATTGTAGGGTTGCCTGTATCTTGTCCCACAACGTAATCAACAAAAGCCTCGGCGAAGGCCTCTGAAGGGTCTGAATTTCCATAATTGCTCATTAAACTCCTACCTGAAACGACGACACCTAAATCTGTATAAGAGGCGTTTAGCAAGGCGTTAATTTGAGCATCTTTTGTATCGTAATTCATTGGAGTATCAGGTTTATCAATTGCATGGCCCCATTCATGCGTTAAGACATAAGTTCGTAAGCCTGTTTTATACTGGGCACCCATAGAGTGTGGTCCTTGGTTCATGCGGCCATAATTTAGAGCGTCGCCTTTTATCCACATCATAGAACCGCCCGACCCGCCTCTAACTGTTGCACCAAAAGACCCTTCGCTGCCAACATTTTTAATCTCATCACCTATGCGAATAACCTGCACATCTAAAGGATATTTTTCTTGCAAATCATCAACATCTCTTAAGAAAGAGGCTTCATTTATTGGCGTTTGAAACTTTGACTCTGATTGGTTAGAGAAAACGACTATCTGACCATTTTTGTAAACTCTAGTTGGTTTATCCTCTAAGTATCCTTCATCTGTTTTAGCGTAGTCTTTATTCCATTCAGATTTACTAATTATTCTGCCTTCAGCCTTACTGGTCGCTGCTCGGTTAGATTCGCTGATAAATGTTACATAATCCTTATCAGACATTTCATGCCACTCGCCCTTAGCCCATTTAGGACCTAATCCACCGCCGTGAGTTTTTTGATTATGACGGCCTTGTAGGTGTTTATTGACATCGGCTTTTTTAATTAGAGTTAAGCCGACTGTGGAGTTATATCCGAAGTTCTCAATCATTAACTAATCCTAGTTCCCAAACTTTACCTTCTTTTGATAATATCTCAAACTTGCTACCTCTCGGTAATAAAAATTCCGCTTCTGTCCTTGTCATGCCACCTGTTAATCCTAGTACGCTTGCTGGGAAGATACCTTTAGTTCCTGCAGGCAGATTCATCTTAAATACAAACCCTTGGCTTTCGACTGACTGATAATAGTAAGCAAAGTCTGCCGCGAGCGACGGCCTCAAAGTAGTACTCACATAGCCCTTATCCTCAATAACGTCACCGACTTCCATTTTATCCCAAAACTTATTATCTCTGCCTACATTGTAAGTAACGCCTCTATAAACGGTAATAGAGTAACGCCTCTATAAACGGTAATAGGTTGCTTCAACGCTGGTGAAGTTTCAATAGCGTTATCTATATCGTTAATGTATCTTTGCCATGCGTCTTCTGAGATTTGTGGGTCTCGTAATGCTTCATTTATTTTCTTGCCTTGATTTCCTTGATACATCATTACGGCATTTTTGCTATTAGGCGCCGCTAATTCTTGATTTGGTCCCATTTGAGAAGTAGTAATTGCATCAGTTATTTTGTCTGCTTCTGCGTCGCTCGGGGCAATACGGAGTTTTTCTTCTGCTACGAAATCTTTTAAGTCGCTATAAACTTTACCGCCCCTGCCTCCTGCATGGCTTTGTTGATTGTGTTTGCCGGGAGCGTGTTTTTCAAATTCAGATAAAAGTATAAAATCTCCGATTTCTGTGAGAAATTTAGAGTTCATTAGTTCGCTCTTTCTAAAACGGCAATGGTTTGATTGTTAGATAAAGTTTCGAAACCTAAGAAAGTAAATGCGCTATTGCGAGGCAATAAAAACTCCTGTTCCTCTAAGTTAACTGCGTAGCCCCTTTTTAAGGTCCTATTCATATTCAACCCTTTGTAATTTCCGTTAGGCAATATCTTAGCCAAAACATTACTTACTCCGCCCACCATTAAAAAGTTTCGCATTAACTCTTGTGAGTTATCATTTGTTAAGTCGCCTAAATCGTTCAAAGTAGTACTCACATAGCCCTTATCCTCAATAACGTCACCGACTTCCATTTTATCCCAAAACTTATTATCTCTGCCTACATTGTAAGTAACGCCTCTATAAACGGTAATAG